CGATGATTCTGGTTCTTTTAATGTAAATGGAAGAATTTATGATAATATGTATCAGAGTGGAATTTTTGGTAACTTTTATGGTCATAGATTTCATAGAATTAATAATTTTAGTGTTGATATTATAGTTAATAATTCTAAAAAAAAATTTACAAATAGTGAATCAGCATTTCATGCTACTAAATTTACTACTAGTATTTCTACTAATCAAATGATGCCTACAAATCAAAGTGGTAATTGTATTTATTGTAAAACAAGACCTAAATATACAATGTCTTTTTTCTGTGGCACAACACACAGGGATGTTGAACTTAATTGTGCCTATTGTCGCACAGTTCCTAAAATATTCGAATCTCTATATTGTAATAATACCGAATGTAAAACTAATGGTGAAAAAATTAGAACTCAAGGTAATAATGCTAGTAAAGGTGGTGGAAATAAAAAAGGCAATTTATCAACGAGTAAATATATTCAAAAAGGTGGTAATAAATGTGCGTATTGTCACAGAGAGTTTACACAAGACAATAATCGCATTACATATTGCGGTAGAACATGTGCTAAAAATGCTAGAAATGCTAGAACAGGAAGTTCAAGACCTGTGAAATCAACTGTAAATTTAGATAGTTTTACAGGTATATCAGGTGAGCAGGCATTTCAATTAAAAAGACGTTTACAACAAGATAGAAATTATGGTTTTCAAAAATCATTAAATAATAATACTAATATTAAAACTCACCGAGAAGATGTAGAAAAATCGTTAAATATATGGAGTAAAGAAGATTTTAGTAATGTGCCTAATATATTATTTCAATTATATCAAAATGAGATGGATTTACAAAGTAACCGTGTATTTAATAGTATATTAGCAATGTATATTATATTATATAAAAAGTTTTCAAACCCAAACAATATGTCACATTATTTAAATTGTGATCTTAAAACACATTTATTAAGAACTGGTAATTTAATATTAATTGAACATAATGCGTTACAGTCACTAAATCCAGATGGAACTCTTAATGGAAACCCATTAGATAATACATGGAGTGATTGTAAAAATGGTGATGGTCTTAATTTATTGGGAGAATTAATTATGATATTACGAGAACAATTAAGAGCCCCTAATAAATCAGCATTTAACTCATTAAATAATACACGTGATGTGTTTAGAAAGGATCCTTCACTTCTAGAATTCTTTAATTCTAGAGAAAATGGGAAAAATAAAACATTGCCATATGATGAATCTTCTAATACCTTTGGTATTAATAAAAAAATTAGAATAAAATTATATGAATATTTCAAAAGAAATATTAGATTATATGATTAAGATTAATCTTAAAAACTAATTAAAAGAAATCATCATCTTAAAAATTAATCTTAAAAGTAATTTATATTAAATATATATATTATAATAAATGTCTTCTGAAATAAATTTACAAAAAATAATGGCTTCTCAGAATAAATATAAAAAATATGGACCGTATGTTATAATTGTTGATGATGTGAAAGACAATTATAATCTTGAAAAAAAAAAATATATAATGGCAATATTACAAAAGGAATATTTAAAGAAATTAAAAAGAACAATAAATTCGATTCCATTATTCAATGATAATTTAAAAAATAAAAAAATTAGAAATAAATGTTTTAAAATACTTAATTATTATAAGATTGATAAAACAAAATCATATATTGAATTTGAATTAAGATTTTTAATTGAAGGAAATAATGAAGAATTAGAATTTAACAGTCCTAATTATTTATATCCATCAAATGATTCAGATGATTCAGATGATTCAGATGATTCAGATGATTCAGATGATTCATCTGAACCAAATACACAGCAACATAGAGAACAAGTAACTACATCAGAAGGGACATCTTCAAATAACAAAAATAAAGAAATGCCATCTGCGACTGAAATCAAGAATAAATTAAAGATGAAAAATAAAAAAATTTTAGATGAATTAAATAGATTATAAGATAATGAAATATAATGATATATATTTAATATTTAATTATGTAATAAATCTAGAGTTCCTCCATTTCTTCTTCTAATTCTCCCTGATTTATACCATTTTCATCTAATAATTCACCATAATCATCTTCCTCTTCTAATGTTTCAGCTATATTACTTGATTGACTAATATCATATTCATCTCTTTCTTCTTCATCAACTTTATCTTCATATAATACATCATCAATTAAATCACTAACTTCTTGTTCTGATAAATCTTTACCTTCGATCATACCATTAACTTCCTCCTGGGCTTCTTTATATTTTTCACGAGTTTCTTCTTTAAATTCTTTAATTTTATCATCTAACGCTTCTTTATCAGTTTCACCATACATCTCTTTTAATAATTCTTTTCCACCTTCATTATATACTTTGTAGCGGAATTTATTATTTTGATAATAAAGACATTGTCTATATTGATTATATCTATTTTCATCTACATTAACTTTATTATAATCATTCTCTATTTTCTCTAATACTTTATAAATAAACTCACTTAACATAATATTAATTGTTTCACCAGAGATTGTCTTATTATTAATTTCAACACTTTCTTTTTGATACAACATTGAATCTAATTGATTAATTAATATAAAATGTAACATCTCACTAACTGTTCTAAATGGATATTTAGATTTAATTTTGATTTTCTTCCAATCATTTGAATATAAATTTTTTGTTCCGATAAATTTATTTATTTCATCAATAGAATAATCGAATTTAATATCTTTGAATATTTTCGCATAAGGAAAAAAATCTTTAAAATAATGATAATCATCTATCAATAATTTTTGTAACACTTCTTTATCTTTAGGGTCATCTATCTCAATAGTAGGTAGATTTTTAATTAAATATTTGTTTTTAACTAAATTTATATATTTTCTAAAATAATCATTTATATAAGATTTTAAATTATGAATTTTATTTACATAAATATCAGTTTCATCTAAAATCTTTTCTCGTAATGTATTCTTTTCACCCATATCTTTTAACCCTATACGTCTTAATTTTTCTTTTAATTCTTTTTTAAATAAATCATCTTTTTTTAAATAAACAGTTAATTTATTAACTAAACTATCAATTTTTGAAATATAATCAAAATATTTTAATGAGTCATAGTATTTTGATATATCTTCTTTTACTATTTTTTTATAAAAAATAGTATTTTTAGATTGAATATCCAATAATAATTGATTATAAATATTTTCATCGATATCATCTTTTAATATATCTTTTTTATATCGATTAGATATAATATCATATTTATTATTAACATTTCCTAAATATATTCTTTTTAATCCAGCATTTAAATTACCACAATTATAATAGAGCATAGTCTTTTTACGTATATCTGAATCTACTATTTCATAATTATGTGTTTCTTCATATGTATTTTCAAATGGATACATTGTAGTCAATGTTCCATTACCATTAAATAATTTATCATATAATAGTAATTCTTTAGATTCTTCTATTAATGATTCAATATCTTTATTTTCTTTAATTATGTAATCTAAATAACTATTATCTGTAATGTCAGAACAACATGTATTTTGTATTATTACACTTGATTCTAATTCAGATGTAGATATTACATGATGTATAATTCTCATAATTTCTAAGTTAACATATTTATATCTTTGATAATACTTTATATAATCTTTTTTAATATCTTGATCTCCTTTTTTACCTAATATGTAATCAGAAAAATTACCTGGTAATTTATCTGGTTCTTCCTTGTTTTTACTTACATATTTTACTTTATTTGATTTCTTTACTATTTTTTCATTATATTTATCTTTCTTCTTAAATAAATTTTTAATAAGTGATTTTTCAATAAACTCATAATATTTTTTTTCCATTTCTTCATAAATTTCACTATCTGTAATTTTCTTTGTCTTTTTTTTACCTCTTGATGATTCTATCTCATAATTTAAAACACCCGCTTCTTTTATAATACAAGACATATAATTAATACCATCTCTACCATCAATACTTGAAAGAGAACATACAGTTCTGGAATTTTTTAATATATATTTTGGAACAGATGATTGAACAATTAATAAAATTAAGCATGATATTATACAATATTTATTTAAATTATAATATTCTAAATAAATATTTTTAAAATAATCTGTTTGCTCTAACTTTGGAACAACTTTCTCCTTTCCTTGTTTAATAAGTAAATTAATTTTGATTTTTTTGAATTTACTAAATGATATAATATCAGTTATTAATGTATTTGATTCTAATATTATCATAAGAAAATCTTTTTCTTTTAATGATAATCCTATTTTTTCTGTAATTAATTTAATTATATTACAAATATCCAATACACTTTTTAATCTGTCTGTTCCGATACCTTTTTTAATTAATAAATTTCTAATATTATTTATTGAACAATCTGATATTAATAGTTGTTGATTCATATTTTTAATTTCTTTATTCTCTTCCATTACTGTTCTACTTACTTTAATATGACCATCACTTGTAAAGCCATCAACTTCGTCATAGTCAACTAAATTTAATAATTCACCACATATTTTACAATATTTGTATCCATCAGATTCGTCACAAAATATATCTAATAATTTATTTCCAATTCTATTCTTTTCATTTAATGTTGAAGCATACTCAAATTGTTTTAAATATTTCCAATGACCACATATTAAGGGCATTTTAAATTTTTTTGAGTAGATTATATTATTAATCTCAATTCCATCTAAATCCAATAATCGATAAATAAAATATTTAACATAGAATCTATTATGTAAAGTATTAATTTTATTTACAATAAATACTTGAAACATATCTTGTTGTTTATTTTTTTTATTTTTATTATTTGTTTTTTTATTTTCTTTCAGTTCATATTCATATTTATATTGTAATAATTTTAATTTTTTTAATGCCATTTCATATTCATTTTCCAATGTATCTTTCAATTTTCCCTGTGATTGAAGTGATAGTAGTTCATTATAATTATGTAATGTTTCTTGATATTCATTTTTATAATAATGTGCTTTCCTATTATTACATTGTTCTTCAATATATTCTGATGTAATATCTCTAAGTTTAAGTTTCTTTAAATCTTGTGTTTTAAACATACATAACTCTTCAATGGTTTGACTACTGTCTGTTTTTACAAATGACCATTTTGTATTATATACATAAATATTACCATCATTATCATCATCACACTTAATAATTGCTATGTCGCCTTTTTTAGGTTCATTTATTTCATCTAATGATTTAACTTCATAAGTATCATAATTATTACTGATACCGATATGTTTTTTTAAATCATCTAATTTTTTTTTATATAAATTGATTATTTTCTGAATTTTGTCTCTATCATAATCCTTATAAATAACTTTAATTACATATTTATAATAAAATAATCCTAAGTCGGCTTGTCTATTAATCCAATTTAATCTTAAATAATCTGAATCTTCTTCTGCGCCTTTTAATTGATATATTCCATAATTATCAGTTATTTCTTTGGCAAAAAATATTTTGTCAGATACAACAAGATCCGTAATACTTTTTTTACTTTCTTTTTTAAAATCTAATGTAACATTTTTGTATAATTTGATTAATTTATTTACTTTTTTATTTAAACGTGTAAGAAACTTAATATTATCATTATTATCAAGTTTATTCCATTGTTTAATATGAAAAATATAATATAGATTTAATATCTCATATAAATTTGTTTCTTTAGATATTAAATTCATTACATAATTTAATGTTTTTGGAATACATGCTTCAATTATATTATTATAATCTTCTAAATTTAGTTTTTTATCAAATAAAATTATATTATTTTGCTTATTATTAATGTTTATATTTTTATTACCCAATTTATGTGTTTTAATATTTAAACTTTTAATGGAATATAATTCACCTAAGTTATCTTTTACTTTAAATTTAGTTGTATCAATATTTAAAGTAAATGTATCATTATTAATAACATTAAGTGACGTTTTATATACTCCATTAATAGCTAACGTACTGTTTTTTATTAATAAGTAAGAACCATTATTTAAATTATGACTTTTACAAGTAAATACTCCATTTTTAGAAATTGTTATATTACTTATATTACTAATATAAGTGAATTTAGAATATTTGAATTGAGAATTATATATATCATATATACTCTTATAATCTTGTTTAAGAATTACGAATCCTATAATAGTAGTATTGTCAGACTGTATCAAGCACTCTTTTTTAAATGAATAATTATCTTCTTCTACTAAAATACACATATCATCATTGCTTCTTTTTATATTCCAATGAATCGTATCCATATCATAATAACGCAATGAATCAAAATTATGCTTTGCCTTAATAGATATTCCTTTATCATCTTTACTTTGATAGGCTTTATTATGTATTTTATTTAGTTCTTTAATGTATTCTTTGAATGAAATATTATCAGATGTATATTCATCTTCAATCTTTTGAATATATTGTTCTTCTTTTATATCATTCTTATAAAATATACTTTCTTCATCTAATTCTTGAGACAGGATGTTATTTTCTGTATTGTCATCTAACTTATAAATTCTTTTTGTATCATATGTTATTGGTAAAATAAAACCTGGGAAAATACAATTTGATATATTATATCTTAGTGCTTCTGTTTTATATTTATGCATTTTTGATATTGAGTTATTTAATTCAATAAATACTTTTGCTTTATACTGAACCAAATCTTGAAATAATTTGTCATTTTGTTTTGAGAAAGGTAATTGCTTTAATAAAGCATTTTCTAATTCAATTTTAAATAATGAATCATCTATATCATCAATATCTTCTAAATTTATAATAGAATCATCATTAAAAAAATTTTCATTTGAAAATAATAAATCTTTTGCATAATCATTTTTATTATTCTTTTTTTTACTAATCTTATTTATCTTATCAAATTCTTTTTCAGCATTTTCGTTAGTGGTTCCTTTATCAGATGGAGACGATACATCTTCATCTGATTCAGATAAATCGTCTCCATCTGATTCAGATAAATCGTCTCCATCATCATCTTCTTCTTTACCAGTTCCTTTAATGTCTTCATCCTCGGATTCAGATGTATCATCTTCTTCTTTACCAGTTCCTTTAATGTCTTCATCCTCGGATTCAGATGTATCATCTTCTGATTCTTCTTTAACTTTCTCCTTAACTTTCTCCTTAACTTTCTCTTCTTCTGATTCTTCTTGTGATTCTTCTTGTGATTCTTCTTGTGATTCTTCTTGTGATTCTTCTTCTGATTCTTCTTCTGATTCTTCTTCTGATTCTTCTTGTGATTCTTCTGATTCTTCTGAGTCTTCTGAGTCGTCTTGATTATTCACATCTTCTTCAGTATTATTTGAACCAAATATATTATTCACAACTTTATTATTCATTATATATTATATAATTTATAAATTATATTATTTAAAATTTTAAATGTATTTAAAAAGACAAGCGAATTAATATTAAACAATGAATTTACTAAAAAATGTAAATGAAACATTCTTAAAAGAAAATCATATTAAAACACTTACTGATAAAGATTATCCAAATCTATATCTATTAAAATATAACAAAGACAAAAGTGATTTAAATGTCGAGGGAGTTAAACAAGCCCGAGGAATTATTTTAGAAAAAGAAACTAATAATGTCATGTGTTATAGTTTAGACAAGTTTGAGGATAAGAATGATTTAATAAATACCGATGACATCGATGGGTGGGAGTTTGAAGATGCTATTGATGGAACACAGATTAGATTATACTACTATGATTCTAAATGGATATCCACTACAGCACGGCGTATAGATTCAAAGAAATCAAAATGGAATTATGTTAAAACATTTTATGAGTTATTTGAAGATGTTGAACAGTTAATAAATTATGAATTATTGAATAAAGACTATACATATACGTTTATATTAAAACATATTGAAAATAGAATCGTAAGCAGTGTAACTAAAAATGAATTGATTCATATTCACACTCGTAATAATAAAACATTAGAAGAAGTAGATGTAGATATAAAAGTTCCAAAACCTAGAAAATTTCATTTCGTATCCTTTGATGATTTTATAACAGATATTAATAAATTAGATTTTGAAAATAAAGGATACGTAGTAAAGTGTAGTAATAAGCGTTATATGTTTCAATCAAAAGAATATGAAGAAGTTAGAGATTTAAAAGGGAATCATTTAAATATTAATTATAATTATTTAGAATTACTTAAAAATAATAAATTAGATGATTTCTTAGGTTATTTCCCTGAATTTCAAATAAAGTTCCAAAATGTGATTCAAAAAATAGATAACTTAGGTCTTCAATTACATGATTTATATATTCAAAAGAATGTTAATAAAGAAATCACATTAAATGATGTATTAAAAGATTACAGAAAAATTCTATATAATCTTCACGGTATTTATATAAATGAAAAAACAGTTATTACAAAAGAGGTTGTTAGTAATTATATATATGAACTACCTATTGGATATATTGTGAGATTATTGAAAGTTAAATAATTATTTATAAAATCTAAATTATCTTATAATGCTAAACAGTTTATTTGAAAGTGTATTAGATAAATCAAGAGATGGATTTTCAGAATTAATGAAAGATAAAACTTTATTAGTTTATATTTTAATTGGAATGTTTATTGTATATATAGCATATAATGTTTTAACAACCACAATTAAATATCCTGTCATAATTATTGTGGGAATAATTGTGGGTAAAAAATTAAAAGATCATATTGATAAATAATATTTTAATAAATAATATTTTAATAAATAATTTATTTTAATAAATAATTTCTTTTAATAAATAATTTCTTTTAATAAATAATTTCTTTTAATAAATAATTTCTTTTAAAATAAAAATAAAAATAAAAATAAAAATAATTTCTTTTAATAAAACTTATGAAATACAATTAATTATTGTATTATTTCATAATTATGAAATAATTATTATATTTGCTAATTATATAATGAAAAAGGAAGTATGCTTGATGTGTATTGTTTGTTTTTTTCTCGGGTATTTTGTCGCGGATGTTGTGAGTAAATGTGGATTTGGTAGGGAACACCTAGCTGGTGGTCGCGGGTTCGTCCCGGTCGATGGCAATGACGGATGGATGGAACACATGGTTAATTGTAACGCGCATCCAAACCACCCAACATGTCCTCCGCCCATCCCGGGTAAAGATAAATTGACAGACGCAGGGTGGACTGGTCAGGGTGGAGGGAAGTGCCCTTTTGCCAACGGTATAGGTTGTTGATAATTCAAATATATGGAACTAGGATTAAATAATGTTTAGGAATTCCTTAAAAATTCTTCATATAATTTAATTAATTCTTCACAAGTTTCTTTTATAATTAAAATACAATTATCTGTTGTATTATTTCATAAGTTTTATGAAATAATAATTAAAATATAATTAAAATAAAATGATGAAATAATAATTATATTTAGTAATAGTATAATGAAAACGGAAGTATGCTTAATGTGTGTTGTATGTTTTGTTCTTGGATGGTTCGTTCATAATATTGTTGGTAAATGTGGATTTGGTAGAGAACACCTTACTGAATATTTCGATTGCCCAGGTGGTCATACAGCTAACAGCCCTAGCGAGTGTGGGCGGCCAGGTCACGGGCAGGGAGATTATGCACCTGAAAATAGTGATGCAAAACAAAGAGAACTGAATCGACAAGCCTTTGGTAAAGATTGGTGCAATAGAACTGGGAAATGTTAGTTTAGAAATGCCCTAAAAATTCTTCATATAGTTTAATTAATTCTTCACAGGTTTCTTTTATAATTAAAATATAATTAAAATAAAATGATGAAATAATAATTATATTTAGTAATAGTATAATGAAAACGGAAGTATGCTTAATGTGTGTTGTATGTTTTGTTCTTGGATGGTTTGTTCATAATATTGTTGGTAAATGTGGTAGAGAACACCTAGCCACACAGCAGAACGCTATAGATAACAAACAAAAGCGCTTGGGGAGAACGAAAGGGACGGCGGAGGAGCATGACGATGCCTGGCACGAACGCGACCGGAAATATGTAAAGTGCGCCTACAGCGCGTGCCAAGGGAATATCTCCCCGGCTCTGAAGGTACAATGCATTAAAGCGAACTGTACTCTCCCCTAATTGTTACCTGTGAAAATATCTGCCTGGAAAGCGTGTGTGGTAATTCTTCACAAGTTTCTTTTATAATTAAAATACAATTATCTGTTGTATTATTTCATAAAACTTATGAAATAATTATTATATTTGGTAATAATATAATGAAAACGGAAGTATGCTTAATGTGTGTTGTATGTTTTGTTCTTGGATGGTTCGTTCATAATATTGTTGGTAAATGTGGTAGAGAACACCTAGGCAGGGACATTCCTTGTATTAAGAATAGTTATCAGGCAAAATGTCAGCCCTCTAAACCGTGGTCGGATCCTAATCGTGGCCCACAGACATTTATCCGTTAAATAGATAGATACAAATAAAAGTAATTCTTCAAAAGTTTAGAAATGCCCTAAAAATTCTTCATATAGTTTAATTAATTCTTCACATGTTTCTTTTATAATTAAAATACAATTATCTGTTGTATTATTCTTTTCTTCTAGAAAATGTAATTTTACTAGTAATATATTATCTAAAGGATGTGGAATCAAGTAAGTACATCCATCTAATAACTTATGTTTTGAAGCATATTGAGATAATAAATTTCCAATCGTATGTGTTTCGTTCTTAAATGTTAGAATCGATATTAATGGATTATTCTTAGATGGTTGAAGTGTATCTGTTTTAACTAATTCTATTATATCACCCATTTTAACAATTAATAATTCTATTCCAATTTTTAATGTTTCTTTCACAGACATAATTCCATTTGATTCCATTTCATAGATATATGTTTCAGGTAATCCTTTTTTTGTTTTCTTATATATTTGATTAGACAATTTGAAATCAACTTTATCCTTTTCATCTGTAATATTCTGTTCTTCCATCATTGTATTTATCAATTGATTATCTAATTTAAAATGATATATATTTTTACAAGTGTGCTTATAAGCCGCGTGGACACTAGATTCATCTTTATGTAAATATGCGATAAATTGTATTATTTGTCCTGGTAATATATTTTGAGCCAGAATAATCTCGGAATAAGAAATTAAATTCTCAATTTCTTTATCTTCATGAAAAAATACTAAATCTTTAGACTTTATCACAATTGGATAATCTTTATCATTTGTAATATCTAATTTAATTGATAATTTATCTATATTATATTTCAAAACTTTATTATAAACAATCGGCATCATAGTTAAACGTTGAATTACTAAATCATTATTAAATATTGTATTATTTTCAACAATGTTTATATCCGATATTACAAATGATTGTACACGCTCTTCTATTATTCGTCTTATAGAATTTACGAAGCTTATTAGAAATCGTTCGTCTTTATTATTAATTTGGAATTTTATAGTATCATCATTAAAATCTTTTGATTTATTTTCAATTTCATAATTTATTTCACTAATCATCTTTAATTATATTATAATATATAATATTTATTTAAATCAAATTTTTTATATTATAAGTTTAATTATAAATAATATTATTCTAATTATATAAAAATGAGTAATTCTGTATTATTTTATAGTAATAAATGTCAACACTCTAAAAAAGCACTTGATATTATTAATAAAAACAATATTAATATTAAGCTTGTATCAATTGATGATAAAAATGTAAAATTACCTTCCTTTTTGAAAGTTGTTCCCACAATTATTCAACAAGGAAACGATAGACCATTAGAAGGTGATTTTGTATTTAAATGGTTAGAGAGATCAAAATCTCAAAATACTAATACTATTTCATCACAACCAAATTTACAAAAAAAAACAAATGAAGATAATTCAAATATTCAACCATTTTTTTCTAATGAAATGTCTGGATATTCCGATGGTTATTCTTATCTAAATAATGAGAATCCAATGAATCATTCTTATGAATTTATAAATGGAATAAATGGTCCACAAGATGGTGTTAATGTACCAGAAAGCTCATCAAATAGTTCGTCAAATAGCTCATCAAATAGCACATCACAGAAAGAAGATGAATTTAATAAACAATATCAATCATTAATGAATCAAAGAAGTTTAGATATTCCTAAACCAGTTCAAAGAAGTTAAACTTATTTAAAATAATATATATAATTTAATAAAATGTCTAATATCAAAAAATTCAATATAACAGTTGGTAATTTAATTGATGATTTAATAATAGTATGTCCGACTTATGAACATCTAAAGACTTTTAAAGAACAACTTAATTTATTATGTAAATTCAATGTTAGAAAGTCAATTGAGTATTTTAAAAATACAGTATATATTTACAAAGAACAGATAGTTAATAAGGATGAAAATTATTTTATAAAAAAAACATACAATGAAGACATTGAAGGATTAGAATATGATACAGAATGGACATTAGATCAAGTGTTAAATTTAAAAGAACTATGGGCTCAATTAGACGACAATAATAAAGAAACAATATGGATATATTTTAATGTTTTAATTAAAATAACTGAATTAGAATATGATTGTTAAATTATTTTTTAGGTATAAATAATACTTTTCGTAAAATTGTCATTTTTTTATCAGTTGGATTTAAATCAATTACTTTTTTAAAATTATTATATTTCAAATAATTAATTAAAAACAACATTGAAAACATTCCACATTCACTATTTGTTCTTTGATGTTCTTTTTTATTTACATTATATTTAATTTTTTTTTTGAAATGTAATTTCATCTTTTTTAATATATCTTCAATAAAATGAAGAATATTTTTATTTGGACCAACGCCGTTTGAATCATAAAAACTTACACATTTTTGTCCCAAATCAATCATTAAAGCAACCCAATGACTGCCAGACTGATGATGTTCGTCTAAATTAAATATAACACCTATTTTAGTTATATTGTTTTTTAAATAACTTTTAATATTTAAATTACTTAAAGAACATGTAATTGATTTGGGACAATCTGAAGGAACAGCACCTAAAAATTTGAATTTCTTATATTTCTGATCATATTGATTCATTACATCTTCAATTTCTAGTGTTGACAACCATTCATTTATATTTTCAAACCATGAATTAGGCATTTTAGGTTTAAATTTGCCTTTGGTTTTTTCGTAAAAATGTTTTGGTATATACTTTTGTTCAATCCAACACAATTGATGATCGCATAAATTTTTAAATCTTTCATGTAATGTTTTCCATAATTGTGATTTAGTCAATTTAGATAAATGAATTTTATTAGTAGTATATTTATTATACAAACGAGCAATATAAAGTAAATCATTTTTGCTATAACATATTTTACCACCAATATGAGGAGAACACATTGACATTGACATTGACATTTATATATTATAAGCATATTTATTTTCTCTTATGTTTATATAAAATGATTACAGAAAGTATATCTACAAACATATTTGTATCAACTATTTTATTTTTATTAATAGTTGTCTTATTTAGAAAAGTATTATTAGGTCATCCACTAGATAAACATGAAATAGTTATATTGCCCTTATTATTTTTTATATGGTATGGAAGTAGTAAACTATTAACAGATATGTATATTAATCAAAGAACTAATAATATATTTAGTAATGTAAGCTTGGATTTCATATTTTTAACAATTGTATATTTAATATTATCAGTTGTATTTATATTTTTCCAAGATTTAAAATTACTTAATATTATTTATTTAACCGCTGTTTATATAGTATTATCACTCATATCAATATATTTATAAACATTATTAAATATTGGTTCTAAATAATTCATATTTGTTTTAAGTTTCATATATGTTTTTGAAATTGTTACTTCAGATATATTACATTTTTCTGATAATTTTTTCTTTGAAATAGATATTTTATAATGCATTAATACAAAATATATACAACCTATTACAATTGAGGAAGGAGTATTGTCTGAAATTATACCAATTTCTTCTGAAAATTTTGAGATTACTAAAGCAACAATAATATATTTATTATCTAAATTTAATTTTTGATTATAATACATAAATAATTTTTCAGATGATAATAGATTTATTTTCTCTAAATATTCTTTATCTTTATTAAATATTATATCATGAAAGTCTTTACAACTTGTTGTGATTTTACTTCTTTTAATATTAAATATATTAGCAAGTTCTTTTTTCGTAATTGGATAATTATTTACTTTACAGGAATAATAAATCGATACGGCCATTAGTGCTTTTCTAGACGCCCCTCTTTTAATTGTATGTGAACTTGTGATTTTATAGAAAAGTTTTCCTTTGTCAATTATATTCGTAGGTAGCTTTATATTTTTTGAAATAAAAAACTCATTCATATTTTCAAATGCTTTTAATAAGCTTCTTTCTTTATAATTTGTTGAATACCATTTGTGTAATGTTCGAAAAGATTGATTACCATAACCTAAAATTATAGTTCCTAAAGATGATTTTGGCGCATATGGATTAATAGGTATTCCAACGCGAGTTGGATCATTATTAAATTTAGCATCATCTACGCCATAATATCTTGAATCTTCATTATAGTTTATAATTTTACTAATTATAATTCCACATTTTTCACAGCTTATTAATCCATCATCTATTAATAAATTATAACTATTACATTTATTACATTTATTATATTTACTAGGTTGTTTTTTTATATCCAATTTATCTTTTTTAATATCTAAGTATTTAAAATAATCCATTATCTAAAATAATTACTATATTTATATTTTTAAATCATTTTTAATTATTTTATTTGTTATAAAACATTTTATAAAACATTTTATAAAACATTTTACTTTTTTCTTAAAAAAAGGTATATATGGAAATATTTAATTATCAAAAATTTATTGGTGTTATAGTATTTGGTTATTTTGCAATCAAGATTTATTATAATTTTCTATTTGAAAACTTAAATATTAAAAACTCAAATGAAGAATTATCTGATTTTTCAATCACAGTAGTATTTGGGTCAATTATTTATTTATTAACTAATTTTGATAATGTAATGATTAATCCGATTGTTTATTATATTGGATTCTTAGTTGGTACTCAATCAGTAGCCTTCAAAAAATTATTTACAGACAGTATTAAAGGTTCTAATTTTAGTAATATATTATTTTATGTTATTATCATTGTTTATACAATGATATTTGTATATTTTTATATAATTCAGAATTTAGGGGCCTCGATTATAAGTCCATTATTAATTATTATTTCAGTAATATCATTAGTTATTGGAATTATATTATCAACAAAAAAAGAGATTAAAGGTGATGCTACTTTAGACAATACAAATACCTTTATTATTAGTAAATTAAATCCGAATATTGGATTCTTCTCATTTTTAGGAGCATTATTAATGGTTCATTCATCTGGTGAAAATATAATTGTTTCCTTTTTCCAATCAGTATTGATAGGTTCATTTGTTTCTTATTTTTCTTATTTTAAACCAGAATTTATAATTGAAAGAAATGATCTAAAGAAAAGTCATCCTTTATCAGATAATGACAAATCGATGCTATCCAATTTAATGAAAGTATCACAAACATTCGAAAACGATGTTAGAGTCAATCGTGTTGTATGTGGTTTATCTTATGTTACTATTTTAGTATGTATAACAATAATGTATGTTCATTATGGAAGTGATTTATCTCTAAACTCCAAATAACCATAATTAGGAATCTGTTCAAAGTCTGTAAATGTTTTATTACTAATCAATAATTTATTTGTATCAATCGATAAATTATAAAATATATTATCATCTATATCTATAGTTTCAGATTCCATTACATCTTTTACTCTAAACCATATATCGTTTGAATATATTATTTGATCGCCAGTTGTTATAATATCGTCTATTTTATAAATATTAGATTTATTAACTTTAATCATTTGAGTTCCATACACTTTACCATAATAGGTATCTTCACCAATTGCTATATCTTTAATCTCTTTTTCTGTACCATCTTTCATTGTAACTAATGTGGACTTTTCAAAACACCATAGAGGCAATTCATTTTTATAATTAAATAATGATAATTGATTGAAATTATTTAATTTACATACTATATTTTTTTGAATATAACGTTGAATTTTTAAATTATCGATATCAAAATAATCTGAGAATACAATATCATTAATAACAATCTTTTGTGTTGAAGTTATTAAACAATATAAATATTCATTATGATACTCTTTAATTAATGTAGCTTCTTTACATTCAGAAACTGTTTTATGTTTTTCATTTTCATATACAAAATGGTCACCAGTTACAACTATATTTTTATATAAATAGATATTTTGATTTGTATATTTTGATTTAATTACACCTAAAACTTCTGATGTATCTTCTAATATATCACCTATTTGAATATCTTTTATTAATATATTCTTATTATCAATAGTTTTAATCGATGTATTTTCATCAAAGCAAATAAATGGTATTCCATCTAATATATTATTGATTGATTTAATAGCATAAAGTAAATTAACAACACTCCAAATCATCGATTTGAACACTAAAAATATATTCTTAATTATTTCATAAATTTTATTCTTAAGTCTTGTAATTTTATCAACTATTGCCTTAATTTTACCATAAATCTCATCAGACATTCTTTTAATTTTCTGTTGAAACATATCAACTATATTTCCTAGATTATTTAATTTACTGTTTTGGCTATCTACTTGTTCTTGGACTTCATGAACAATATTAAGATATGGTTTCATCATATTTAAAAACATACTATTTCCTTTATGACTCATACAATTCTTAAAATTTTGATCAAATGATACACCTGCCCACGTTTTATTCACAAATGGAATGACATGAGGTTTACATAATAAATCAGCGTCTATTTTTTGGCGTCCCAATTCATTAAATAACATTGCTGCACTTGATGCTAAATATATTAAAATTAATGTAATAAAAATAACAATTATAATCCACATTGGTAAATCTAATACACATGTCCATATGAAAAATATTAAACAAACTATAATCGAATTTATTACTTGTTCTGTTTTACCTTTGTCTGCACTATCATCTTTACTCTTATAATCATTAGCACTTGTTATTAGTAAAACGATTACTGTATATAAATAAATTGATAGGAATATATATTTTTTAGTTGGTATATTATTAGGATAATTACTATTTAATCCGTATGATGTTAAAAATTTATTAAAATTTGTATTCAAATTTTTAATACTTGCCGTGTCTGCTCGTTTAAAATGAATTATTTCATTTTTATTAACTTTTCTATTAAAACATGAGTAATCATTAATAATACTTACATATTCACCAATATTCTTATTAAATATTGAAGTATATAATAATTTATATGAATACGGATTAAATATAGCACCGTATTTTAATATCTCTAATAAACTCGCATTTTTACCACACGCCATCTTAACATTCATAGAATGAATAAAAAATAAATATAAAATAACATAAACTAATATTACAATAAATATCGGATTTCCTTTACTTGAAATACAATAACCAATTGACACTCCAATAACTAATAATATAATAATTAGTGAAATAATATTCTTTACTTTACGATTTACTATAATTGGATTAAAAATTGTATTTAGTAAATTAAATATCCATTGAATCCATCCATTATCAGCCTCTTTAACTAGATTTCGAATCTCACGTTGTTTGTTCTTTGAACTATTATAATCATTTTTAGGTTGTTTTCGTTTATTTTCAGGGGCTTTTTTTAATGCTGTTTTTTTTGTTTTGACTTCTTCATCAATCATTTTTTTAGATATTAATAAGCTTTTAAAGGCATTTTTTTGATGTTCTTTATTTTTACTTGTAGCATATTTTATTAAAGCACTTTTTCCTGGATTTAAATTAATATTAGGCATATAATTAGAATTGACATTATTATTTTAGATATTCTAACTCTAATAATTCGCTTGCTTCTAAACGTTCAGAAGGTGATACATTTAATGAATGTTGAAGAAACTCATATTCATTTTCTAATATATATTTTTTTACTAATCTAGGTTGTATTAATTCAGATATTTTTAACAATTCTCCTTTTGATAATAAAATAAAAAATATAATTCCTAAATTCCAAATATCAACTTTTCGATAATTAATATCAAGCTCTTTATTAATCGTTTCGGGTGATAAATATCTGCTTGTACCAACGGATTCAATTATTTTATGATTTACATCATCTTGTATCCATTTACATGTATATTCAAAATCACATAAATATATCTTACATTTCATACTATCATATAAAATGTTATCTGGTTTAATGTCTCGATGAATAATATTTTGACCATGTAAGAAATCAATAACAGTTAATAACTGTTTCATTATATTCTTATGAAAAAAATATAATTCTTTATAATAATGCTTTTCAGAATTATATATTTTAATTAAATCTGGATACTTATAATATTTAAAATATACATATGTATATTTTTCAGAATTAATTGAATTAATTACTTCTATTAAATTAGGATGTTTAATGTCCTTAAATAATAATTCATTATTTATATATATATTTGGCACAATTTTATTATTTAAAAATATATTTTTACAATAACGTTTTATAAAAAATTTTCCATCTTTACTTTTAAATTTAATTGGTTTTATATTATTTACTAAGTTATTATCACACATATTAAATTCATTTAATAAAATTAGATTAGTTTCCATATATTATACTTTTATAATTACATAAATATAAAAATCAAATTTTTATATTTATGTTTAAATTTATATTCCAAATTTATATTCCAAATTTATATTCCAAATTTATAAATATAAAAATGATTTATATTTATAAATTTGAATATTATTTAATAATAGTAAATGACAGATATAATTAAAGAAGATGTTGAAAAAATTAAAGAAGATGCTGAAAGAATTAATAATTACATATCTGAACTAATTAATATTTTAAATAAATTTGATGATTTAACAAGATTTATGACACTCAAAGAAAAAATAATTGTATATAATACAAACGCATATTACTATACAATAGATGATTACTTAAAAGATATTAATGAGTTAGAATATATGTATAATGGAATTTATAATTATAATATGCCTTTAAAATTAAAAAAAATATTTTATAATTACACTGTTGTCAATGGTTATACAAATTTATCACTTTAGACACATAATTATGATTAATTTAATTTATTAATTTAGTTTATTAATTTAGTTAATTAATTCCTAATATTTTTATAATAATGAAATAGCATTTCCAGCCATTGCTGCCGACATTTTCTGATGAAAGTCAGTTACATAATCTGACATAGTCTTGATACGTTCATTCATTTTATCCTTGATATCTGTGAATTTAGAAAACACTTCGTCTACGGATGTTTTCTTTGATTCAATATATGTTTTTAATGAATCCATATTTTCTCCAATCTTAATTTTTGTAGAATCAATAAATTCTTGAGTCGATTTCTCAGATTCGATTATTTTATTTTTTTTATCATCATAAAACTCATTAATTTTTACAATTTTAGAATTTAGTAAAATAAATTTTTGTTTAAGTATGTTACTTTCTGTTTTAACATACGAGTTCTCATTTAATACATTAGAATCTACTTCTTCGGTCCTTTTTTCAATTAATTTACTAAAAGCCTTTTCAGCTGCTGAAATATTATTTCGAATGCTTTTTCGAATACTACAAAGTTCCGACTGAATTTTAGTAATATCTTTGTTAATTTCTTGATTTGCTTTGATTTCTTGATCTAATACATCCATTTTATCACATAGCTTTTTAAAAGATACACAAAAAGAATCGTGATACTCTTCAATTTTTGTATATTCAAATTTCTTATTCAGATACTCATCTATACGTTGGTTGATATCATACGTCTGAAGCTTGCTTTGTACGGCGTCGTCAATTAACTTGTTAATTTGATTCATACCTTCATCGCTCATTTCAGGTGATAAATGTGATAATCTCCGGTCAATTAGAGTATCAAAATCATAGTTCGAAAGCTCTTTTCGGATTTTTTCTTTAATATCAGTTTTTGAACGTTTTAATGATCTGGTCATCTCTTCTTCGATTGTTTCCTTTGTTTCTATATGCGTACGTTTGATAGTTACTTTTCGCACTCTTTCAATTCGTGTCCTAAATAATTCCTTAAAATTCATCGGAGTGTGTGTTTGATTCATTTTATCTATAACTACTTTAAGTTCCTTAAACATCCCATATATATACTGGCTTATATCTAAAAACCACTCATTATATAGTTCTTCATGTGAAGAAGAATTAATAGCATTTTCAAAAATGATATCTATATGTTTAAAAGCATCATCTGTTTTATTATTATTCAGATCAAATAATACATGACGAAAGTCAATAACTGGATTATTTATGATACTCAAATATCTTTCATATTTTTCTCGTAAGTCTTTTTTTGGATTATAAAGTAAGCACGCAAGATATGGTTCACCGCCCTGTTTATTAACTAAAACGTGTTCAATGATTATTAGAAATAGCTCCGCAAATTTTTTTGGTTCTTCGTGCTCAATTATTTTTAATTTACCTTTCAAATCATTTATACTTTGAATATTCTCCATAGTTAATATTATTACTCTAGTATTTATAAATATTAATCATTTTTTATGAATTCATTATTATAATGAATATACCAACTATCATTAATAATATACCTAAAAAGCTTTTATAATTTAATGTTACTTCGTTAAATAGATATGTTGATAATAAAGTTGTTACTATTATATTTACACCGATTAATCCCTTTGCGTATCCTGGGTTTTTACAACCATTAATAGAACAATTAATAAAATAGTATATTAACAATGATAAAACTGCTATTAAATAAATATAAGAATATCTTTTACTAAAAAATATATTCTCCTTTAAAAATGTGTTTTCAAACACCAATAAATAAACTAAAGCAATTAGTCCTGCAATAACTGCAGGACATAATGTAACATACATCAAATTACATTTATTATTTAACATATTTTTTTGTAATAAATCACAAGCTACTATACATATTACAGCAATGAAGGCATATGCATACCATGGAAACATTATATACAAGTATTTTATATAAAAATTAAAATATAGTTCATATTATTATATATGGACGATTTTAATTTAATTAAAGAGAAATTTGATAATTCTCCGAAATCGTATATGCATAAATACAAAGATGTAAAATACAATGATGTTAAATATGATAAAGTAATGAAAGGAGGTAGAGACTATAATAAAGTAATGAAAGGAGGTGGATGTAATTATTGTAATACACACTTTGGACATTATGCTTTTTGCCCATTAAAAACAAAAGGCTGGACAATAAAAAACAAGGGTAAATCAAACGAACTAATTGTGTGTAAGTGTGGTTTACAATCTTTCATAAAACCAACTGACAAATATTCGAGTTTAAAAATGAAAAATACGCTGAATTTTCATGATGAAAACGAATGTAATAAAATAATTCAACAAAGAGCTCTTAATAATAAAAAAGAAGCTTTTAATGTCAATGTAAATATGTATATTGAGGTTGGGCAGGGCGTTAATATGGACAAAAACAATATAATGAGAGACAATCCTAATATATTTAATAAATCCATTCAGGAAATTCAATATATTATTTATAATTATTTCGAAGAAAAGAAGAGAAAACGACCAGCATCACTAGAAGCGTCACCATCAGCACCACTAGGATCGTCACCATCACTAGAAGCGTCACTACCAGCATCACTAGGATCGTCACCACCACTAGGAGCGTCACTACCAGCACCACTAGGAGCGCCACTACCAGCATCACTAGAAGCGTCACCATCATCACCACTAGAAGCGTCACTACCAGCATCACTAGAAGCGCCACTACCAGCATCACTAGA